AGATCTTCAAAGAAATCTCCAAACTTTTCTCCTGCAAAAGCAGGAAAGTTATTAGAGGTAGAGCAAGATCCAAAGAAAGCTGGTAGCAGAGGTAATGCATACAAGCATACTAAGACGGGATTTAGAACAGATATACAACTTAATGTAAGGTCTAATTGGGAAGCTAATTTTGTAAGAGTACTTAATGGGTATGATATCAAATTTGAATTTGAACCAACAGTATTTTCTTTTCCAATCAAGAGGGGAACAAAGGGTTATACACCAGATTTTTTTATTAATAAAACTGGAGAATGGGTTGAGATAAAAGGATACCTGGATACAAAAAGTAAAGTTAAACTAAAAAGATTTAAAAGGTATTACCCAAAAGAATTTGAAAAACTAATATGCATCATCAGTAAGTACTCAAAAGATGCTCGAGAATTTATGGAAGAATTAGAGGTTCCAGTAGTGATATATTATGAAGATATAAGAACAGAATACAGTTCCCTGATTTTAAATTGGGAAGGGAAATAATTAATGGGAGCTTATAAAGAACAATATTACAACCTTGCAGAATCAGAAATGCAAGATCTTATAGCAAAAGCTAAGAAGGAAGATCCAAAGGCGCAGGAAGAATTACTAAAAGTATTTAATAACTTTCTAACCAAATATGTTTCACTTCTTTATCATTGCAGGTATAATCTTGATGACTATGACATTCGAAGGTTTATAAGTTTATTCGTTAAGAATTCTTTTGTTAGGTTTGCGTTAATGAAAAATAAATTAAATAAACCAAACTATAAACATGTTCAAGAAGTCATGAGCCGGAATACAGTACATGGCCAAAAGGTATGGTGACGAAGAAGATATCAGGCAAACTATAAACATGACCTTCTTTCAATGCATTAAAAGATATGAGAGAAAGGATTCGGCCAAGGGGCCGATACCTTTCAGTGGATTCTTGTATAGCTATTTCTTTTATTTACTAAAGAAGAATGTAGATACATTTTTAATAGATCAATTAGGAAGAAAAACATTTCCATTAATTACTGATGATTCATATGGAGATGAGGAAGAAGAACAACAGCCAGGTTTCAGGCCAGAACCAATTGAATATACGCTAGAACAATTTATTGCTACTGATGAACTAAATGAAATGTGGGTTCTTGGAGAAAAAAACATTCCTCCATTCGATCAACTTACCGTTCAAGAGAGACAGCTGATAAAATGGAGATTCGTAGATGGCAAGAAGTCAAGTGAAATTTCTCAAAAAATAAATGAACACCCAAACACAGTAAGAGAACACTTGTCTAAAATAAAAGAAAAAGTAGCACAGCTTATTATAGAACACGACATGCAAGAATTGATAAAAGAATTGAAACTAAAAAAGGAAGATAAATGAACCTTCAGAATATAGAAAAGCTACAACAGCTTCTCTCTGATTTTTTAAACCCTCAAATACAAGAAGTTATAAACTCCTACGTAGAAAAGGGGAAAGATAATTTATACTTTATAGAGATACCTGAAGCTGATGTCGTTGATCTTGGCTTAGACAAGCTCGCATCTTTAGTAGCTAGAACATCAAATGTTTATGGAAGAGCAGCAAGATTTGCTGGCATGGCGCGAGCAAATTATAAGTTAATAGAAGGAAAATATAAAAAGGTTTATAAGTCTTCTAGAGTTGGCAAGAATGAAGCTGAAAGAGAAGCAGCTGCCATGGAGGCAGCCGAGGCAGAATATTCTGCATTGGTTACCTGTGAAGCAATTGTCAACTTGGCAGAGTCGTTAGAGAGCTCGGCAAGAATTGCATCTGAGTCTGCAAGAAAACTTATGGATAAAGTCCAGTCAATGCAGATAGCTTCAAGTAGAGAATCAAAAGGTTATTATTTAGAAGAAGACTTCAAAACATACTAAAGGACAATCATGTTTATTGGGCATTATAAAAATGTAAATAAAGTAGACGAATTTTATTCTGAAAAGAGAGAAGGATTAAATTTCCCCACCCAAGTTCAATATAAAGGCAGTAGATACCTACTCGTCAATACCTACATTGCTAACTCTAAAAGTCAAGAAGAAAATATAAAAAAGAGAGCAACAGAGTTAAATATCCTAGTGGATGTTAAGATAGATTAATGAATATAGAAGTTTTTTGTGATGGAGCCTCAAGAGGGCAGGGTCAAAAAAAGAGAGGCGAAGCTGCTTGTGCAACAGTTGTGTATAAGAATAGAAAAAAGGTTGCACAATTTGCTAGAGGCCTTGGGTCTAGAACTAATAATGAGGCTGAGTACGAAGCAGTTATAGCAGCGTTGTTGATATGCGCTTTATCTGATTTTATTGATCCAATTATTTATACGGACTCTGCGGTTGTTGCTAATCAGGTCAATGGAGTTTGGAGGTGTAAGAGTCCAGCTCTACTACCTCTGCTTATGACGATTGAGGAAATAAAATCAGAGTATAGATTTAGACTTATACAGGTTCCAAGAAATTTAGTTTGGGAGCCAGACTATTTAGCAAATACTTTTTTAGATCAATTAGAACAAAAGCAAAAAGAACTGTGATATAATTTATGACTATGGAAAAATTTAGAGATAATCAACCAATAATAATAGGTTTAGCTGGTAAAGCTGGCAGTGGAAAAACATCTGTTGCTGAATCGATTATTCCAAAGGGTTCTTTGGATGCAACTAAGTTTGGTTACAGATGGGATCATTTGTTTTTTGCATTGCCGCTGTACGAAATGGCTTCTATTAAAAAGAATATAATGGGAGCAAATGAGAAGTCTAGAAAACTATTTGCTTTACACTCAACATTGTATGATCTGTACGGTAGTTCAGCGATAGGCAATATGCCAGCCTATGATAAGTTTGTTGAAATGGTTAGAGAAATTGAAGCTCTACCAATTGAACCAGAGGGTATAAAGCCACGAACATTTCTCCAAAAAGCTGGAGATATATGCAGACAGGATTATCCAGAGTGTTTCGCACACTGGGCTATAATTAAAAGCAATAGACTATATAATCAATTTTGTAATGAGAATGATGATATAGATAATTCAAAGATGGCAATAATTATTTCTGACGTTAGATATCCAAACGAAGCAGCTGCTATACAAAAGCAGCCTAACGGGATAGTTATTTGTTTTGATGCTTCCGAAGAAACATTAAACAATAGATTACTTAAAAGAGATGGACAACTTCCCACAAAGGTTCAGTCAGAGCACGCGTCAGAAAATGGGATAGAAGCAGTAAAAGAAATGGCAGATATCATCATTAATACTGATGATATGTCCCTTGAAGATCAAACATTAAATACACTAATAGCACTAGGAGTGAAGGTAAAAACAAATGCCTAAAATAAGTAAAAGCGCTTTTGAGCAGTCAACAGATTCACCATTGGATTCAATGATTAATTCCAATCCAGGAATAAGTATTACAACATCTCCAGTTTTGGTCTGTGGTGTAAACAGAAAAATAAACATTGGAAACTTTGAAAACATAGATGTCTACGCTGGAATAAGTCTTCCACTGGGCGAGGTGTCACTTGAGGATAAAGAGGCTCTTCAAGCAGCAATAGAAGCTGCGGCAGCCTATGGGTTTTCGATAGTCTCAAAAGAGACTGGAGATAGATATGTTTTAATTAAAGAGTCCCAACAGGGCAAATAGCTAAAACATATATTTGCAAGTTACTATTATAAATAATATAATATTACTATTAATTATCCAAAATTAAAATACAAACAGAGGTTAAATATGTTTAAGAAATTATCCGATAAAATAAAGTCAGCTGCATTTAAAGCTCAAAAGTTAAATCCAAATAGCCCAATTGCTAAAGCTCAAGCTAAGGTTATTGACGAACTCGTAGAGCAGGCAGAAGCAGTAGCAGACATTGCAGTTGAAGCAGCAGAGAAAATTGCTTCAGATGCAAAGAAAGAAGTTGCTAAAGCTGTTAAGGAAGCATCAGCTCCTAAGGCTAAAAAGGTTGGTCCTCGTCCAGAAGATGCAGCAAGAATGGCAACACCAACTGCAAAAAAGGGTCGCCCTAAGAAAGACACTAAATAAATATTTGCCCTAAAATATAGGCAGCTATTATGGCCATCGCTTCAGTAAACAATATTATTATTGACAACAACATTCTATCTTCTCTTGATATAGAAAAGTTATTATCATATATAAAAAACCCAGAATCTGCGCAAGAACTTTTACCAAATGGTGACGGGTGTGATTTTTATGAAGACGGTACTCCAGTAAAAATAAAGTCAGTATTCTTTAACTGGCATAATCAAGATATTTATCCAACAATAAATAATTTAATTGATTTAGTTAAAGAAAAGCTTGAGTTTGGATATGGCCAAAGGTTGTCCTGTGACCCCAGAATATGGGGCAGGGTTTGGTCGGAGGGGGATTATCAATCCCCGCATTCCGATAGCGAGTACAATAGCTCGGAACTATCTTTGGATATAGATGATTCAAGGCCAACTTGGAACTCTGATATTCCTAGATTTCTAGCTGATTATTCCTCTTTGGTTTATTTAAACGATAATTATGATGGAGGAGAACTTGTTTTCCCCGAGTATGCTTTAAGTTTAAAACCAAAGGCTGGGGACATAATAACATTTCCCACAAATGCTATGTATTTACATGCTGTAAATAAGATAAAAAGTGGTACTAGATATAATATACTTCTAAAGTGGTTTAGAAAGACAACCTTGATTTCTAACGTCATGCCTAAAAATATGGCGATTAGAGATCTAGTTGAAACTTTTTGAGGAATGGTATAATATTATGGTCATGAAAAATTTTACATATATATCTGGTCCAAGAATGGGACAGAATAATTTTATGTATGGCATAGAATTAAAGAATGCACCAAAGCCAGTTAAATCTACTCGTGTTAATAATAATAAAAAAACAAGGAAAAAAAAGTAATGGCAAGTCCAGCATGGCAGCGTAAAGAGGGAAAGAATCCTGCCGGTGGTTTGAACGCTAAAGGTCGTGCATCAGCTAAAAAACAGGGCATGAACCTAAAACCGCCAGTATCATCCAAGCAAGCAAAGAAGTCGCCTAAAGCAGCTGCTCGACGTAAGTCGTTTTGTGCACGCATGGGCGGAATGCCAGGACCTATGAAAGATTCAAAAGGAAGACCAACACGTAAAGCTTTGTCGCTACGCAAATGGGACTGCTAAAAGTTGGCACATTTTAAAATTAAGAATAAATAGGAGAATACTATGGCGATGAAAAAAAAGAGTGGTAAAACAAATCCAATGGCAGCTGCTTCAAAGAAGCAGAAGGTAACAAATCTCATGAAAAAAAATATGGCACCAGTAACATTCGATGGTACAAAGAAAAGACCAACGAAAAAAATGGGATCATAATAAGGATTTTTGGTTACTATGTCTAAGTATGTACAGAACACTGTAATTCCTCATGAAGAGGAACCAGTCAAAAAGAAGGCCGCAGCTAAAAAAAAGGCTGCTCCTAAAAAAGCTAGCAAAACTAAGGAGAAATAAATCATGGCTATGAAGAAAAAAGGTAGCGGAACAAGCGCACCAGAACCAACCGTATCAAACGGTCAGATGAAAATGGCAAATCGTCCAGTGAAAAACCCTGCGACACTTAAGAACGTTGCAACTGGCGGCAAGGGCACTACTGCTCCAAAGCCAAGCGTTTCAAGTGGTCAAGCTAAGATCGCCCAAAGACCAATCAAGGTTCTTGGTAAGATCGGTTCAGGAAAGGCAAAGAAGAAGTAATGGCTGCCAAGAAGAAGATGCCAGCTATGGGTAAGGCCAAGCCAAAAACTGGCATGACACCTGCTCAGAAAAAACTTCCGCCATTTATCCAAGCGGCAATTGCTAAGAAAAAGAAAAAGTAATTATATTACTGCGTCCCCCAATGCCTAAGAAAAAAGTTTCCTCATATCAAAAAAAAATCAAGTCTGTAATGGGCGAATTTGGTAGCGGAACCCTTCACTCTGGCAAGGGGGGACCGGTAGTTAAATCAAGAAAACAAGCTGTAGCTATAGCTATATCATCAGCTAAAAAGATCAAGAAAAAGAAATAATAGGAGATTAACATGAGCAAAGTAGCATGGGATTATATTGTCCCAGTTAAACTTCCAGCAGATCTTAAAGGTATTGAGCCCGGCAAACTGCCAGCACATCTTTTGCGTCCTATTGAAGCTGGCGGAAAGATGCACTGGCTTGCAGCAGCAGCTTACAATGCAATGGATGAGGCTGCGAAAGCAGAAGGCATTGAGCTAAAACCAACCTCAGCAGGTGACACATACCGTAGCTATGAAAGCCAACTCGCTGGTTTCAAACAAAGATATCAGCTTGAGCCAGTGGTCGGAACTAGCACAAAAACATTTGAAGGCAAGACTTGGTACCTCAAGAAGGGTATGGCAATGCTTGCTACTCCAGGTAAGTCTCAGCATAATCTCGGTTTGGCTGTTGACATTGCAAATGCATCAGAAGCAAAGCGCCTCAATTGGATGATTGCAAATGTGAAGAAATTTGGTTTTTCGTGGGAAGTTGTTCCCTCTGAACCATGGCACCTTCGCTATGTAGATGGTGACACACCACCTGCCGCAGTTGTAGAATGGATGTCGAAGAATAATTGGTCGAAGCCAGCAGGTGCAGCAACTGCACAAGCCGCTCCAGCTGCTAGTGGCGGAGCAGATGTAAAGAAACTACAGGAAGCACTTAAGGCAAAGGGATTTTACAAAGGTGAAATCAATGGTCAAAAAGACGCTGCAACTGACGCAGCTATAAAAGCTTTTAAGGTAGCAAATAAACTCCCTGCCGATTCAGTTCCTGGACCAAAGGTCATGGAGCTTCTAGGCATTAAAGCATAATGCCATGGAACAGATTACTGTTGCTCTCATTGGTGTTGTCGGTGCTATTATTGTTACTCTTCTAGAAAAAGCCAGAAGAGAAAACAAAGAAGATCATGGATATGTTCGTGAGCATCTTATTAGAATAGAAGATAAAATAGATGGACATGTTAGAGATCATGCTGGCGGTTTCTTGGGTGAAATAAAAACTATAAATAGAAGAAGGAATAATGGCAGCAAAAAAGAAAGCAAGTAGTGATAAATGGATCCAGGGTGCAATAAAAAGACCTGGTGCATTTACTGCAAAAGCAAAGAAGGCTGGCAAGTCTGTAGCTGGAATGGCAGCAGCAGTTTCAAAGAACCCAGAAAAGTATAGTCCGCTTACTCGCAAGCAAGCTTCGCTCGCTAAAACACTTAGAAAAATTAGTAAAAAGAAATAGGAATATTATGGCTACAAAATACTGTTGTGAAGATTGTCATGAATTTGACGGTGCATGCACCTATTGCTTGGGTGTAGAGAAGGCCTCTGGTTCTAAAAAAGAATTGAGAATTCATCTTGGATATATTGCTCTTCATTTAATTCAAATGATTTTAATCATAGGATTAACAAGATAATGGCAAAACAAAATAAACCAACGAAGCCAGCATTGTGGTCTTCGGCTAAGTCTCAGGCTAAATCTAAGTTTGATGTCTATCCATCTGCATATGCGAACGCCTGGGCTGCTAAGAAGTATAAGTCAATGGGCGGAACTTGGAAGACTGTTTCAACCAAAAAGGCAAAGAAGAGTAAGTAATGGCTTGTTGGACTGGGTACTCCGCTAAAGGGATGAAGTTAAAGGGTGGCAAATTAGTTCCCAATTGCACTCCAGTAAAAAAAACTAACAAGTCCACAAAAGCAAAGAAAAAATAATGCCTGGTCCTAAAGGTGTTGGATTAACCAAATGGTTTGACCAAAAGTGGGTTAACATTGGCGCCCCTAAAAAGAAGGGCAAATATCAACCCTGCGGAACTTCTGGAGCTGGTGGATCAGGGTATGCAAAGTGTGTGCCTGTAGCTAAAGCTAAAGCTATGTCAAGTGCTCAGAAAAAAAGTGCAGTTCAAAGAAAAAGAAGATCTGGAACTCCAGAGAATGGAGTCAAAGGTCAGGCTCCAAAAAATGTTTCTACCTTTGCAAAACGAAAGAAGAAGTAAATGCCGTTACAACATCAACTATTAACATTGAGTAATACTTCTTCAACTATATTGACAGTTGAAGGGGATACTACTCCGTCTAATATGATGTTCAGTGTACAAAATGTACATGACTCAGCTAATGTTTATCTTGGAAATAGTTCTGTCTCTTCAACTTCTTATGGAGTTCTTTTAGAGCCAGGTGCATTTTTCTCCGCAGAAAACCTCAGGCAAAATACTGAGCTATATGCTTTAAGCACAGTGGCAAACTCTAATGTTGCTATAATGAGGTTTACCTTTAGCTGATGTTATACTATTGGAATCCAAGACACCCAGCTTCGCAGGGTAAGTATGGATCTTTTTACGATATTCAAACTCAACAACTCGCAGCAAATGCATTGAGTATTGGAATACCAGTCTTATTTAGGCAAAACGCTGAGGCAGATGGAATTAGTATCGTAGATAATTCTAAGGTTACATTTGCCTATCCCGGAACATATGACATTCAATTTTCATTTCAATTCCACAATGAAGGCGGCGGAGGTAATGGACAAACTGTCGAAATTTGGCTTGTCCAAAATGGAGAGGCGGTTCCATACACTAACACTAGAGTAGCCGTAAACACAAATAGTCCATATGTTGTTGCGGCTTGGGATTTTATAATTACTGCTACAGCTGGATCTAATGCTCAAATTTATTGGGCGACAGATAATCATCATATAGTTATGAAGTATAATACGGGAGCAATGGGTGGACCAGCAATACCATCCGCAATTCTTACAGTAATACCTGTTGCTTAATTAACACTTTGTGCTATAATTGATAAATGGATAATGCCAACCCATTTGATGGCTTCATGCCAACTATAAGCAATATAGTTATATCAAAACCAACTGCATCAATTACATCAAATGGCGACCTGGTTGACGTTCATTGTGTTACAATTAAAACATTGGAAAAAGAATATATATTTTCTATTTCCCCAAATGATTTAAGTAAATTATATTTTTTGATATTGAAAGTTTTGTCTGATCAGTAATGGGTATAATACTATTTAAGAATCTTGATATTGGTTTTGTTCCGAAGACCCCAGCAACTCCATTTCCTAATTCAATCAAAGAAGCTTCTTCAGATAAGTCTTCAATGGTATTTTTAGAATACGCTCATAAGTTTGGTCACCCAGTTTCTTATGCGCAAGAACAAAAAGGTCAATTAGTCCAGAATATACTTCCCGTTCATAAAACTGAGACTCAGCAGATTTCCACGTCATCCAAGGTTGAATTAGCTCTTCATACTGAAACAGCATTCCATCCGTACAAACCCGATTATGTGTTGCTGCTCTGCCTAAGGGGTGATCCAAGTGCAGTGACTACATATGCAAATGTAGATGACATTGTTAAAAAATTAGATCTATGGGTAATAGCAACTCTTCAGAAGAAGTGGTTCACAACAAACATAGATATATCCTTTAGAACAAAAGGTCAGAAGGATAAAAATATTCTTATTTCAGTTCTTGAAAAAACTGAAGATGGATACAATTTTATTTATGATTATACTTTCGTTAAGGCAAACGATGAACTTGGAAGAGCGGCATTAGAAAAACTTCATGAAGCTGTTGAAGAATGTATTCAAGAAATAGTTTTAGAGACTGGCGATTTATTAGTCATAGATAACAATAAAACAATTCATGGTCGCAAACCATTTCAAGCTAGATATGATGGCACTGACAGATGGGTACAAAGAATTTTAATAAGAAAAGAACTTCCACCGAGTGATCAAATCGATGGTCACATTATAACTACAGAGTTTTAAACATGTTGCAAAGAAATTTATATTCTTTTTGGGTTGGCACTAATAATTTAGTGATGAATGAAAATAGAATCAACGGTATTGAAAGCTTAAAAAATAATTCTAAGGTTAATTATATTTTAGTTACCAATGAAAATCTACAAGACTTTATACTCGATGAACATCCTCTTCATCCCGGATTTAATTACTTATCTGATGTGCATAAGGCGGACTACCTTAGAACATATTTCATGCATCATCATGGCGGTGGATATACTGACATCAAACCATGCTCATGGGATTGGAATCCATACTTTGATCAATTAAAATCTTCTGATGCATTTGGTATTGGTGCTCCAGAAGATGAAGGTGAACTAAGTGTTACCGTAAAACAAAGAGCTTGGCTTGGTCAACATTGGGAAAAATTAATGACCAATGATTTATATATATTTAAACCAAATACAGAGTTCACTACAAAATGGTATAATAAGCTGCTTGAAGTAATGGATATAAAATTAAATAATTTACAAAAGTTTCCAGCAAAGACCAGTAGAGAAGCAGCCGATACTATGTTTACTAGATACCCAATAGAGTGGGGTGAAATACTTCTTGAGATATTCCATCCACTATGTTTCGAGCACACAGATAAACTAATTAAAACAATGCCACTTCCGATTACAGAAAACTATAGATAATTATGATAAACGATTGGTATGGGAATACAGTAATTTGCACCGCTGTTACAGGCGGTTACGATTATGTTCCCAATCAAACTAAAATAGATGGCGTAGATTATGTGTATTAGTTTGATTGGGAACATAATCGTAACCGCCTGTAACAGCGG